TATGAATATAAAACGTATGACATGGCACGGTTTCATATACCTGAAGGTTTATATTCAATTGAAGATGTTGAAAAGATGCTTGTACATATGAGAAAAACAAAACAAAAAACAGAAGAATATCTTGCAAAAACATTAGAGCCAATAAAGGAGAAAAATACATGAGCGAAGGACTATTTGATGATGTGCCCCTATGCAACAAAGAAAGAGACAAGGCATGGGAAGCATTTATAAAGCGCAAAGATGTCCAGCATTTATTTTCTGAAAAAGGTTTTGGATTTCCTCTTAATCGTGGGTATTACGATCTCTGGAGTATTTGCTGGGCAAAAGCTTGGGACAAAGGATTCCATGCGGGATGGGAGAAAAATTGTGAATGAGATACTAGATTATCTTTTATTGATTGGCGTTATTGGCGTTGCTTCAGTATGGGTAACGGCAGTATTTTGTTTTGTGGTCATGTTATTTGGTGGTTACGATGATTAATACTCTGTGGAGAAAGAAACAAATAATGCAAAAAATAGATGCTCCAATTGAGCAGACAAAACAAGCTTTTGAGGGATGGATGGCATCCAAAGGGAAGACCGAGCTGAAATGGCTTGGTAAAAGGTACGATCACCCAAGGATTCAATCTTTATGGGTATCGTTTTTAATGGGTTGGAAAATGAAGGAAAATCAAAAATGACAGAAAAAGTATTAAATATAGATGTAATTCTTACAGACAAGGGTACACAGTCGAGGGTTGAATTACACGAGCCTACAGTCGCTGAATACTGCGAAAATATTTTGTTGGGAGATATTTTCCCAGCCATAGTGGTATTTCATGATGGCACCAATTATTTTCTAGCAGATGGGTTTCACAGATACTTTGCCCACCACAAAGCTAAAAAGGTCAGCATACTATCTAAAATCATTCGTGGCACGCTTAGAGATGCCATCCTATATTCATTAAGCGCCAACAATCAAAACGGCCTCAGACCCACAATAGCAGACCGCAGAAAAGCAGTCATGATCATGCTAGAAGATTTTGAGTGGGAGAATTTAAGCAATAGAGAGATCGCTAGGATTTGTGGTGTGACTCATCCTTTTGTGGCCAAAGTGAGAATTGAGTTGGAGCAAAAAAAGAATCCGCCAGTTGAGGAAAAGCAGGAAAAAGTTACTAAAAATACTACTAAAGAATCAAAAGTAGACAAGAAAAACTCCAAAGTGGAAATATTACCACCTGATGGTGGATACGATAAACACATGGTTGATACGATCATCTCAGAAAATACAAGGTTGAGCGACCGTTTAGCGATTAAAGCGTTGGCCGCGACCCAGGAAGAGAAGGATCTAGCCAAGCAAACCATAGAAGAGTTAAGAGAAGATCTCAAGAATGCTTACATCGAGATCGATGCGATAACCAAAAGCCGCGACAGTTTTCAAAACGAGTGTGCTCAACTTAAAAAGCAATTGTTTTCTTTACAAAGGAAACTAAAACAATATGAGACTGCATGAGGTACTTATCGGTATGCTCGGGCATTGAGGCAGCGAGTGTAGCCTGGAAGGATTTAGGATGGGAGGCGGTCGGTTATAGCGAGATCGAGGCGTTCCCATCTGAAGTCCTCCGGCATCACTATCCAAGTGTTCCTAATCTTGGGGACATGACTAAATACAAGGAGTGGAATCTTGGAGCAATTGATATTCTTGTGGGAGGAACCCCCTGTCAGTCTTTCTCAGTCGCTGGATTCAGGCAAGGACTTGAAGACCCAAGGGGAAACCTCGCCCTCGTCTATTGTGGATTACTTGATAAGTTTAGACCCGAGTGGTTTATATGGGAAAACGTGCCAGGTGTCCTTAGTTCGAATGGAGGACGGGACTTTGGTTCCTTCCTCGGGGCGGTGGCAGAACTCGGGTATGGGTTCTCGTACCGAGTGCTTGACGCTCAGTACTTCGGAGTGGCCCAAAGACGCCGTCGTGTGTTCGTTGTCGGAAGTCTTAGAGGTTGGCAACTTGCAGCCCAAGTACTTTTTGAGCCCGATAGCTTGTCAAGGCATACTGCGCCGAGCAGAGAAAAGAGGAAAGAAATTACCGCCTCTTCTGGAATCGGCGTTGAAATATCAGGCCCACTCTCAGCAAGAGACTACAAAGATGCCGGAACAGATGGACTAAATAGCATCTCTGCAAAGATGATACCTGTGGCATATGAGAACCATCCTAGTGACTCGAGGGTTAAAGAGATGGGAGATGTATGTCAGACGGTTACTTCTAGCTGGGGAACTGGCGGTGGCAACACTCCATTTGTACAGGCATTCTCAATCAGAGAGGATGCCAAGGCTAATAACTTTAGTGCGACACCACTTGAGACTAGCGTTGCTTTACAGGCGTTAATGCCATCGGTTCAATCCCATCATGCACAGACTTTTGTAGTTGGATCTCTTTGCGCAAGAGATTATAAAGGTGTTGGTAGTCAATATGTTAATGAAGGAAAGTGTATTGTGGAAAGTCCTACGGCGGTTCGTAGACTCGTCCCTTTAGAGTGTGAAAGACTCCAGGGATTTCCTGATAACTATACAAACATAAAGAACAACTGTCCAGACTCTCCAAGGTATAAAGCACTTGGTAATTCGATGGCTGTACCAGTCATGAAATGGATAGGACAAAAATTAAAAAAGGTAAATAATGCTACAACTACGGGACTATCAACAGGACATACTTGACAAGCTTAGGAATGGCTTTGCGGCTGGGTATGACAGGCAGATCTTATACGCCCCCACGGGTGCGGGCAAGACTGAAATGGCTATAGCTTTGCTTGAGGCTACGAGGAAGAAACTAAATCGGGGCGCTATGGTACTGGATCGCATCATTTTATGCGAGCAGACGAGTCGTAGATTAGATTTTTACAGTATTGATCACGGCATCCTCCAGGCCGGCCATTGGAGATTTAAGCCTTATGAAAAGATACAGATATGCTCGGCTCAAACTTTAGAGAGAAGAGAAGAATTACCAGGCCTTAATTTACTTATTGTTGATGAGGCACATCAAACGAGAGATGCGCTCAAAGAATTTATCTTTGCCAACCCTGAGCTTAAAGTTATAGGCTTATCTGCTACGCCCTTTACGAAGGGTTTGGGTAAAGTTTATGAGAATGTGATATCGAGTGTGACCACAGATGAGTTGGTAAAAAGATCGGTGCTTGTGCCTTTGAGGGTATTTATATCGACTGAAATAGATATGACGGGGGCAAACAAAGTGGCTGGGGAGTGGTCACAAAAGGAAACGACTGAGAGAGGAATGAAGATTACGGGAGATATTATTGCTGAGTGGATCAAGATGACTCATGAAATATTTAATCGACCGAGAAAAACAATAGTCTTTTGTTCTGGTGTTGCGCATGGGAATGATTTATCGAGGAAGTTTGCAGAGAAGGGTTACAACTTTATCTCTCTGAGTTACCACGATACAGATACGTTTAAGAGGGAAGTGATAGAAGACTTTAGCAAGCCAGATACAGAGATTCACGGCCTGATAGCTACGGATATATTAACCAAAGGATTTGACGTTCCAGATGTCATGATAGGAGTGTCTGCTAGGCCTTTTAGTAAGTCTTTGACCTCTCACATTCAACAGATGGGTAGGGTTATGAGGGGTTCACCCGGTAAAGAGTTTGCACTGTGGTTAGATCACTCTGGTAATTATTTAAGATTTAAAGATGACTGGGAGGATGTTTATAACAACGGTGTACAGGAGTTGGACGATAGCAAGGAAAAGTCTAAGAAAGAAAAGACGGCCAAAGAAAAACAAGAGGCGGTGTGTCCGAGTTGTAAGGCTTTGTGGACATCGGGTACGGATACTTGTACGAATTGTGGTTTTGTGGTGGAGGGTAGGAATAAGATTATTGAACTGGCTGGGGAGCTCAAGGAGCTTAAAGGTGCGATGTCGAGTGGTGATCAACAGTCTTGGTGGTCACAGTTATGTTATTTTGTAGAGCACGATGGTATGAAATCGGGTCATGCGGCTTACATATTTAAGGATAAGTTTGGTTACTTTCCCAAATATTTAAGGGATGTGGCGGCTGAGCCTACGGCTGAGGTGCATAATTTTATAGAAAGCAGAAAGAGACAATACATTAAAAGTATTAGGAGGAAACGTTGATGGACTTTGTTAGTTTTTGCAGATCGCATGGGGTTATGATCGATAGAGAACCTCCACTTGGCGAGTGGGCTCGATTTCCAACTGAAGACCATCCCAAGAAAAAGAATGGTGCGGTAAAGTTTATGGGCGATGTAGGGTTTGTGCAGAACCATGCTACGGATGTAGAAGTATCGGTTTGGAGATCTGGCATTCCGATAGATAGGGTTATGATCGCCAAAGTAAAGAAAGAATCAAAATTAGAGGCTGATAAACGTAATACTTTAGCATCCAATCGGGCAAAAGAGATCTTAAAAGAGAGTTTAACGGCATCTCATCCTTATTTAATCAAGAAGGGTTTTGATCGAGAGGTTGGGTATGTTTACCAGGGTAGCTTGGTGATACCGATGAGGATCGATGGCCAAGTGGTGGGTGTTCAATTGATTAATGAGAATGGGGAGAAGAAGTTCTTATATGGTCAAAGGACTAATGATGCTGAGTTTATTTTAGATAACAGGGGGGTGCATATTCACTGCGAGGGGTATGCGACAGGGTTATCTATTCAGCAAGCGTTACGATCATTAAAGATCCGCTACACGATCCATGTTTGTTTTTCGGCTCATAATTTACTGAGGGTAGCCAAGCGTTATGGTGGGGTGGTGGTTGCGGACAATGATGCGAGCGAGACTGGCGAGCGAATAGCCAAGGAGACTTTGCTGCCGTATTGGATGTCACCTGAGCTGGGTGAGGATGCCAATGATTTTCACATGAGAGTGGGGACGTTTAAGTTTGGTCAATCGCTCAGATCGGTTGTGTTGAAGGCATAAAAAAAGGGGCTAAGCCCCTTTAATTAGTATAAGCAGATCTGATAGGACGAAAAGTTCGCTCGGTAAGTGATGGCTTTTTTAGTTTGTTTTATTATTCTACCTCCATCGCCACACATAGAAACGTTCTGATCTTTTAGCTTTCGACCTGATGGTGTTGTGTAATCAAAGTCTAGAATTTTATTCGTTCCGACCTCGATTACGACCTGTCCTGACCCACATCCTTTGTATTTGTGAGCCAGTTCATCGGGGATTTTAAAAGTCTTGGTCATGCGTTCCTCGTATTCTCTTTGTAAAGTTTCAAATGTGACATCTAATTTCATAATTGCTCCGATCCTATTAAAAAGCCTTGAATTGCACCTTTGAGCATACGCTCGCAGTCAGTTTGTATGATCCACTTCCATTCTTCTTCGGGATTGACTAGGGATAGTTTGTATCTAAGTCCCCCTGATTCTCTGCGCTCTGGATCGTCAAAATCAACATAGAGTCGCAGTTCGTAGTCTGCCTTGAGTTTATAGGTCAAAGACGGACAGGCATCATTGTGCCAAGAGGTATCTTCAAAGCCTTCTATCATTGGTAAAAAGCCATCGTAATGTGGAAATTCATCCATGTAACTCATTTGTTCAACTCCTTTTCTATTAATGCCATTTGTTCAAGTATTTCATTCCATTCTTCATCGTATTCGGGATCTTGCCCCATTGGGATGCAGTTTTCCCTGTAGCCATCTAGTGCGATCCAAATCGTTTTAAAGTTTATTTCATTCATTTTTAGTCCTTTATGTCCAAAGTTGTTTTTGTAAATCTTTACTAGCCAAACGATAGAGAGACACATAATCGCCCGAATAATCGGGCAAATATTTATTAGACACGATGTCTAAGATATATTTTTTATGTGTTTCTTCGTCTTTATGAATGAATTGTTGGTCGAGCCATTCGGAGAAAAGCGATAGGTAATCCATTTTTAGTCCTTTAAGTTAATGGTTGGGATGTTTTCGGTTGAGAAATAAAACTGATCCATGTCTTTGTACAGACAAATAAATTCGTCATTTATCCCAATGATTCGTCCATCTTTTAGATGGATTAAGTGAATTCCAGGGTATTCGTAAGTGATTTCGTCAATCATTCCTTCATTTATTTTAGTCATATCAACTCCCTTGATTGAAGTTCTGCCAATAGTTCATCTTCGGATTGGTGAAGATAGCCTTTAAATCCATCATGCAATAGATGATAGAGATAGGTTTGTTGATCGATTTTGCTATTCCAATCATTCAAATCGTCATCAATTAATTGATCAATCATTTCACTTTTGGTCATTTGATTCTCCTAATATAAAAGTTATCGTCTTCAAAATCCTCGTAAGCCTCATGATCGATGGCTGAAAATACATCGTGCATGGATAAATTACCACGATCCTTTCTCTCATCATAGAGATTGGAATCAAAATACAAATTGGTATCTTTGTATTTATTCCAAAAAGATTCCTTTGTGTGGATCTCTATCTTTTGGTAGTCATCGGAACATTTATTCCAAATGGCTAGATAGACGGGTTCAGGTACATTGCTTAAAATGATTGGGAACATATTACCTCCTACATTGGTTGTTGAACTAACAGGTACATTGTAATACAAAAAAAGGGCATCGTTATGATCTCCAAGAGTTATGATCGTTATGATCGTTTTAAAAAACTAACACAAAAAATAAGCAAAAAGTATTCTGCTGCAAAATCTTTATTGCTTAAAAAATAGGCAATTGGCTGGCAAATACCCATTTTTTAAGTAAAAAAAGAGGGGGGCGAGCCCCTCGAATAGTTTAAAAGCCCTCTTTATAACCATTGGCATAGAGAAATTTTGCTCTTTCCCTATCTCTATCGGTTTCTTTTTGTAGGTGTTGATTAAATAGAATCATTAATTGCTTTGTTCTACTGGCATTTTTTTGAGTGATAGATTTGGCAATTTTGTAACCTATTTCAAAATAATAGTGTTCACTTTGAATCATTGGATAGCCCTTATCTCAAATACTTTATTTACTTTATTTTTGCCCGATCCATGCGAGGGAAAGCCGATAATTGTCGATCTATCCCTTATTTGGCAAAGCTTACAATCGGCACAAGTTAGATTGTCGATGTATGTCTGAGGGCAAGTTATTACAGTATGCCCGTTTTTAGTAATTTGTTTTTTAGGAGAATCAGAGGGCAAAATAGTTACAACTGGTGCAATATTTAAGCCTATTAAATAATCGGCATGATCTAGATTATTAGCACTCAAATTAATTGTAAAGCCCCACAGGTTCGCTTGTTCGATCCAGTAGTGATTCTCGATATTTTCGGTTTTATGAGTGTAAGTAAAGCCCTTCTTTTTAATATTTGCCTTAACTAGTTCGCCTAGTTTTACAGGATCGATTAAATTGTCGTTATTTTCTAGCCCCTCTAGATCTCCTACCTGATTATGTCTCCAAATCGAACCCTCTGGTATAGATTGGATCTGATCTATAAATTGCGACCAGTTAACCCCTCTCTGATCGTTTGACACTTTCGCCCAGTGAAAATTAAGCCCATGATTTTCACCATAGCATCCGTTTTTGAAGAGCGGACAATCTAGGGGACAATTGGATTGTGGGCTAGTTGAGACGGGAATAGTTCCCGTTTTCTTATTACTACTCTTTAAAGTTAAATGATACATTTTTGACCTCATAAGTTAATTTTTTACTTTTTGGCTAATCAAAGCCCTAAAGCCTACTAGTAAACTAATAGGCTTTAAGAATTAATTAATTAAAGCTTTTAGTTCGGCTTTATACTTTTTTGCATTCTCGCCCCTATAACTACTGGCATTGGATAGGAAATAAAGAATTAAACTCTTTCCGTCATCGTATCCATATCGATCATTAATATCGTGTAAGTGGCATAGTGCGTATAAGTAAGGCTTTGCCGAATACTTTACATTTTGCCAGTCAATAGATATATCTCTTGCTATTTGGCTAATTGGTCTCATTCTAAATTTCCCTTCTTTTGTTGATTTTGATAATGTTTACTTTTTGTAATGTCCCATGAAATGACTAGGGCACAATAGCAAATTACGATAAGCGAACAAATACAAATTACTAATTCTAAAAATGTCATTTTTACCTCTTTTTTAATAATAGATTCCAACTTTAACCATTTCTTTGCTAGATACTCCCATTTCAGACAATCTATATCCTACTGTTGCCTGAAATACTGTACACATGTTTGCCCAAAACTCTTCAGAATTATCATTAATGTGTTCACAGTTTTCTGCATCAACGCACATATCTACTAATTCAGATCCATAAACATCTTCTACTTTTTTTGTCATTTCCTTATATCTTTGGTAATTTGTCATTTTTTACTCTTTCAGTTTATTAATTAATACATACCATAATGTATTGAGTAGTAATGTAACAGGTATATTAATTAATTTTTAACCTATGCTTAAATATTTTTTTTGTAGGCTTTTAGTTTACCCAGCCAAAACAAAACCTAAAACAAAAGTACCTGCAGCCAAAGTTCGGTCTATTGTGAGCGATAGCGAATTGGTTTTCCTCGTTTGTTCTCCTATCATTTACTTATGAACACCATTAATAGAAATCAAATAAGAGAAAGGATAAATAAAACTAGATCAGTAGATCCAGTGGAAATATTTCCAATATTTGCCAGTAGTTCAAGAGAGTTAACACATAAGCAAAAACGATTTGCCGAATTGATAGCTAATGGAGAAACTGCATCAAATGCCTACAGATTAGCGTATAAGAGTACTCAAAGCCCCAAAGCTTTGGGAGTCGATGCACATAAGCTTAAACGCAATCCTAAAATTTCCCTTGAAATAAAGAGAGTAGAGCGCATGAATGAGATAAAAAAATATAGATCCTCTGAGCAAATCAAGGCATTAATAGTGGATTCTCTCATAGATATTATTGAAGATAAGAGTAATTCGAACCCTAATCAGATCATCAATGCGAGCAAAGTCTTAGGCTCTGTCGTAGGCATAGATCTATTTAAAGAAACCAGTAAACCTCTTACTATTATTAATAGCGATGATATTAAGAATGAATTAATGAGTGAGATCAAAGCCCTAATAAACAACGATACAACTATTCGATCCGATGACGATGTTATAGATCTACTCGAGGAAATTAATTCTAGCCCTAGCGATAACCCACCCCTAGGGGGGAGCAACGTAGCTTGAGCAAGAGTCCCGATCCTGTCAACATACTATTCCATTCAAACGATTTCCACTCTAGCGATTTCCACTCAAACAATTTCCACTCAAACGATTTCCATTAAATAATTTCACTCTAGCAACACCCACCCCCACAAATAGGCAAAAGGAAACTAAAAAGCAAAATGAAAAGTGAAAAAAAATATATACAAAAAATTTCACGATGTGAAACGCTGGTAATATTACCACCATTTCACATTATGAAACGCTGGTAATATTACCACTGCTTCATAATATGAAATGACTCCGATACAAAGAGAGGTATTTTTGTACATAGATGAGTACTGGAAGATCTACGGTTGTAGTCCTAGTTATAGGGAGATAGCTGAGTTCAGGGGTAAGCCTGGGTTGGGGAATACGAAGAAGATCATAGATCGGTTGGTGAAGCAGGGGATACTTAAGAAGGTGGATAAGATGAGTAGGACTGTTAGGCCCGTATATATTAATTTTAGGAATATTAAGTGAGCCGTATAGAGGAGTTATTTGATAGGTTAAATCCTGATGAGCAAAAGGAGTTGAGGGAGAAGTTTGCTCAGTACAGGGATGCGCTTGTGAGGGAGAAGAGCCAGATCAGTTTTTTAGATTATGTGAAGGTGATGTGGCCGACCTTTATACATGGGAGGCATCATGCTGTGATGGCGAAGAAGTTTGAGGATGTAATCAATGGGAGTTTAAAGAGGTTGATTATTAATATGGCTCCGCGGCATACGAAGAGTGAGTTTGCGAGTTATCTATTGCCGTCTTGGTTTTTGGGTAAGCATCCGGATAAGAAGGTAATACAGAGTTCGAACACGGCTGATTTGGCGGTTGGGTTTGGTAGGAAGGTTAGGAACTTAGTGGATAGTGAGGTTTATCAGAAAGTATTTCCAGGAGTTGGCTTAGCGGCGGATAGTAAGGCTGCGGGTAGATGGAGTACGAACAAAGGGGGAGAGTATATCGCTATGGGTGTGGGCGGTACGATGACGGGAAAGGGTGCGGATCTTATGATTATCGATGATCCTCACTCGGAGCAAGAAGCTAGACTGGCTCAGGGAGACCCGAGTATTTATGACTCTGTGTTTGAATGGTATACCTCTGGGCCGAGGCAGAGATTACAACCGGGTGGGAGGATTGTAATTGTGATGTGCATGACAGGAGATACTCAGGTATTAATGTCGGATGGCACAGAAAAATCATTGTCTAAAATATGTGTTGAAGATAAGGTTGCTACGTTTGATGGCGGGAAATTAACAACATCAAAAGTAAATAACTGGCGGTCAAATGGTATTGATACTATATATAAAATACGAACACAATCTGGTAAAATACTTCGTGCAAATGAGAGGCATCCGTTTCTTGTAATGAACGAAGGAGTGTTGGAATGGACAAGACTGAAGTATTTAAAACCGGCGGATTTGCTTGTATCGTTGAAGGATGCAATAGACTTTCAAGATCAAAAACAAAACCCGGAATGTGCGGAGCTTGCAAAGCAAAGGCAAGTTATCACAAAAAAAATCCCGATGCACCTTACCGACCAATTGGAGACCACGGCAAATGGAAAGGAGTGTTTTGCTCTAAATGTGAAAAGCCAGCAGTGTCT